GAAGGGTGAAGAGTGCTTGACAGTCGGCATTTGCCCTCCCGGTTGCGCTTGAGGATGCATCCCCGATAGTCTGACCATTGGCCCAAACATAGCCCGTAGGAAGTGTGGAGCCCCAGAACTCTTTGCCGACGCCAGTAGATTCCTTGAACGAATTGATCGTACCTCCGGTTGTGAGCTGAGATACGGCGCCGGTTGAGTCCTCGTAGAATAGCTCTGTGGTCCCACTCACGTCCTTGGTGTACACGAATCCGGTGTTCGCTGCACTCGCCGGATCACCACTTGCTTCAGGCATGGTGACCTGTAGGTGAACACCATCGTTCGCGTCCCCGAGCCACGAGTGATCCACGGCCAATCGCTCATGGATCGCCACCTTGAGATTGCGAATACGGAGGGCGCCATTGCTGATACCCTCCGTATCGTCCGGCTGACCCTCGAACGTAGCATTCCAGGTGAATGCAAAAGCGGTCATTTTGCAGCCACTCCCTGAGTCTTCTCAAACGTGCGCAGGGAACCCAGACCCAGCATACCCATCAGGATGGGGAGCATCTCTGTGATATCCGCACTATTCAAGTTGATCTTATGTCCGTAGAAGTCACAGATGAACTTGGCTATGGGCAAGCCCATCCAGTTCCATGCACAGGCGGAGCCGCACACCCAGCCGATGAACGGACGCCACCCCGAAACGAATACACTCGGATTTGCGGCCTCAGCTTTGTTCGCATCCAGCTGACCCTGAAGGATCGCCAACGCTTGGGCCATCTGAGCCTTTTCCTGCTCAGTCTTGTCCGGCCAAATCTTGTTGATGATTCCCGAAGCCAGATCGGCTACGGAACCCAGACCCGTGAGATCAAGTCCCATTTTGAACGCTCCTATCCAAATCCAACGCAGCGTATTTCAGGTCCGCTGCTGCCCTGTTTGCCCATCCCCTGCCGAATGTTCCCCAGGTGCTAAGCTTGGTCCAGAACTCGATACGTGCTGCAATGAATCGCATCGCCAGTTGCGCATCATCGTGGTTAGCAAGAGCATCCTGGGATATGGGGCCGAAGTGACCATCTGGTGCAATACCCAGAGCTTCCTGCAAAATGCGGACTGCGTTGGGAATCCCATGATTCACCGCTGCATCGAAGATGTTGAATGCATTCCAAGCGTGAACTGTATCCAGATTCAGCGGTTGCCAGAAATCTCGATAGTAGATATCCTCCGCCTCTTCCTTGGTCAGATTCTTGATATCCACCGAGGGATACTGCCGCTTGCTGATACCCCAGTTGGTCTCACCGCCGGGGTCGGCTGGATTGTTGACGTATCCGCCTTCATTGCCCAGTAGGCGGTCGAACATCTGCAGAAACACGTTGGTCCTGCTTAGCACGCTTGATTCCACGTTGCACCTTCCACCAAGAGTAGATTTGAATTCCATACCAGATACCGCCGGCCAATCCTGATAGTTTGGGAATCCAGTCCATAATCGCCAGTCCGATACACAGGGCTGACACCGTATCTGCACAGTGCTTCAAGTAATCGGTCATGATTCTGTCCCATTTGGGTTGCCGAGAAGGAAAGGGTCCTGCCAATAGTTCGGGCGGAACGCTTCCTCCCCGAACACTTCCCTCGTGGGAGCATATTCGGTGTCAGGCTTCTGAGCGTCCATACTGATTGCTTCGTTCATCAACTGAGCAGCCTGTTGATACATGCGAGTCGCATCCATGTTCTTGGACAACGAATCGAAGGCATAGCCCAGCGCGAGGGCAATCAGCAAGTCATCTTTATGGTCGAGGTCGGAAACTGCCGTCAGGTTTCCATCGTCCAGTGTAGTAGGCCACACCGTGTACCGCGTGGCATACGGATAAGCCTGGTCTGCAATGGGCCAGATTTCCATCTTGTACTGCCAGAGCGTGTAGTGTGAAGGTATGTCGCGGGCGAACCACTCCGGCTGCGGCACCACTTTATCAAACACACGCGGGCTCACGCCCTTTAGTTTGATCGCTCGTGAGTCAGCAATCAAGCGAAAAGAGTGAATTTCCCTAAGAGAGGGAAGAGTGATAAACTTATCCGCTACAATATCTCCTGTAAAGGGCATCGTACCGGACCCGCTCCGCTGCATTTCATCAAACTCATGCAAGCGCGCTACCCTGGATTGGGCAATATTGAGAAAGCGCGTGAGCCTAGCATCCATGTCCCCACGGTTGCCAAGCCCACGCTTGACCTCATCCTTCAGGTCAGACAACGCTAGAATACCCACGTTAATCCTCTCTCATTCGATCATCGTACGTTAGGGCATCATGCCAATGGCGATGAAACCGATAGTCCCTACGTTCGTGCCGATAGGAACTTCACTTGCCGGCTGTGGCGCTGGCGTGGCAGAAACCACACCACCAGCAGTAGCCGAATTGGCCCCGGCGATGGTCTGGTTCGTAGCCGCTGTCTTCGTCAGCTTGGGTGTCGCGTCGGTGCCGAGCGTGCCCGTGAGGGTGCCCGAACCGATCACCAGGATGTCATGCGTATGAGCGCCTGCCACACCCGGATAGAACGCTTTGAACGCCTTATCCGAGCTGGACCAGCGAACGATGTAGCCATTGCTGCTGATGCTCTCACACATGACCCGAGGCGTGGTGCGGAACTTCCCCGTGATGCCGACAATCTCCAGGTACGCGGTGTCGTAGACGGAGAGCACGCAGCTCCCCATTAGAACACCGAGACCCTGAGACAGTCGCTTCCCGAATAGGAAGTCCGCAGTGACAGTCGCTGTGTAGCTCATGTCACACCCCCATTAGTCCGGGCAGGTGAGCAGCACAGAAGTCGTGCCGTTCAAGCTGATCCCAGCCTTCTGGTCGTAGGCATTCGCACCCACGGTGGCGGTCTTGTCCGTACTGGTGAGGAAGAAGCTCTTCCCCGCTGCTCCGGACGTAACGGCCGTATCCAGTGTGACTGGACCTTTCGTCTGCACCCAGCAGTAGTAGTCGGTGTTTATCACACCGGCGACCGTTGCAAGCAGAGCACCTGCGCACACAGGAATCGTGTCCGCATCGGAGAGGTCCACACACACCTGGTTGTTGCCGTAGCCCGTGCCCGCGAAGTACCCCACGAGGGAGCCCGCAGCACCCGCCACCGTCGCCGTCACATGCTTGATGTGGCACCACTTGTAAGTGTTGCCGCCCTCGATGCGAACGGAGCCTACGCCCTCTTTGTCCGTGGAGAGGACGTCGGTCAGCTTGGTCACGAAAACCTTCTTGATTCCCGGATTGGTAGCCATATCATCCTCCTATCAAGGGGTGTCGATGCCGAACAGAACGCCGTGGCAACGTCGGCGGGCCATTACCAGCGTCATGGCCGAAATGATCTGGGCTGCCCGATCGTTCACTTGATCGGGGATGTCCTTCCAGGCGGTCATCGTGAAGAACATCATCGGGTCGTACTTCAACTTCATGAACCGAGTGTTCAGCGCGTAGATACGGCCTGAGCAGGACGGGCTCCACACCCACGGGATACCCTTGAACTTCTGATTCTCAAACCCCGCATCCCCGAGCTTGTTGTCGGTGATCCGGTAGTAAGAGAGCAGTGTGTCCTCGTAGTATTCGTACGGGGCTTGAGCACTGATCAGAATATCCGGACGATCCTGCTTCCGGTTGTTCTGACAGTTGTTGATGAGCGTTCGCAGGTAGGAAACGCCGTAAGTCGCAAAGGACTTGCCGGACATGCCCTGGAACTGATTCCGCCACCATGTGTACACCGAAGGATCGATACCGCCCAGCGTGCTGCCTGAGCTCGTAGGATCATCCGGCACCTGCAGCTGCAGACCATCGAAGCGCGTGGACGCATTCGGACCTGCACCTGCACCGGATGCGGCGAACAGTGCCGTTTCCAGTTCGGTGATGAGCGCCTCGCGAGTGTTGTCCATCTTGGCGTTCATGAAGTTGATAATCATATTCTTGCCGCGGTTCTGCTGGTCGTCCACCCCGAAGCGAACCATTGAGGCCGCAAGGTAGCGCCAGTCATACTTGGCGATGGTCAAGAACTCGAAGTCGTGCAGGGGAACGGTGGAACCCTTCTGAACCCATACGACGTTATCGTTCTTGTCGTACTGCAGAGGTTCAGTCAGGAAGCCCCCGCCGTTCTCCGGAACGAGTCGCCCGCCATCCTTCAGCCAAAACCAGAACGGAGCCGAGTCGAAGACTTGATCGGCGACCGTGCTTTGCATATTCTGCCAGGTCGTGGTATACAGGTTGTCGAGAAACTCAGTCAGGGTCAATGCCATGATGCATCTCCTATGAGTTTAGAAACTGTTCAATCCCCGGTATCCCAGCCGTGGCTTCGTCCCACGCTGCAGCTGCCGCATCCGAGCTCTTCATCTTGGTCGTCTTATCGCCGTTCTTGGCTGACCCGCCCGTGTTGAAACCTTTGAAGACTCCTTTGAAGCCTTCGTCCTTGTCCTTCCCCTTATCCTTGTTGGGATCAGGAGGTGCATACTTGACGTCCATCTTCTTCGCCTTGTCCGGGTCTGCTGTGCGAACCAGGAGGTATGCATCTGCTACGTTGTTCGCGCGACCTTCCTTGAAGACCTTACCGATCTCCTCGCGCCATTCAAGCAGGTCCGAGTGGTCCTTCTTGAAGTCTTCAACTTGCTGTCGGCTCGTCGCGTCGGTGACTCGTCCGTCAACCGTCTTGAGTGCTGTCGTCAGTTCGTTGATCTGCTTCCCCATCCCTTTCATAACCGTCTGGGTGATATGCTGCACCAGTTGGGCACGAGGCATGGTCTCGAGGTCGTCGTCCGAAGGACCAAGTTCGTCATCTGGTACATCGTCCTTCTTCCCCGCATTCGCAAGCCCTTGTATGGCCTGAGTGATCTGCGTTTGAAAGTTCGCTTGATTCTCACCGAGGGTTTTGATTGCACCCAGGGCACCTTCCAGCGTATCCTTCAGCGCAGAGATGTCATCACCTCCTTTCGGATCAGCGTTGTCATCGCCCCCTCCTTCGCCATTCGGATCAGGGTCCATCAGTCGAACATGCTTGCCGCGAATAAACATCTTTTGTACCTCGTCTAGGTTGGGTTATCAGGCGTCTGCGGTTTCGGATTTGTCTTCGATCCGACGGGCCTCAGCTTCGGCTGCACGCTCTGTTTCCTTAATGAACATCAGTTCGGCCGTAGCCTCTTGACGTGTGGCCACTGTAGCTTGATGTGCCGCGCGAATTGCTGCGTGCATCGCTCTCTCCACGTGACCCAACGCGATCCCCGTCCAGTTCAGACAAGTAACCTGAGGGTCCAACGGACCATCGGGGAACTCGATCATTAGAATTGGATACTTCGGGGTCTGCTTCTGTTCAGTTTTCGTCACCATGCGTAGTCGCTCCCGCTATTGTGATTGCGGCAAGCAGCGCGCAAATCAGCTTTCGTACCACAGTAAATAGGCTCCTCCGCGATATGCTCGTAGAAGCCCGCCCGGAACATATGCACTCCACCTTTGGAAGTGCACGAGACCTGTCGCTGAGCAATGCCGCCGCAGCTGCATGGCTCCGGATTGTCCCGCGTGTTGATCGACCTGAATACATCAGGATGAGCCTTTCCGCACTTGCTGCAAAGAAAATCGTATAAGGGCATGGCCGGATTCTACCTCACTGTTGTGGACCACGCAAACGAGCTTGTTCCCGCATCTGCATGAGCATAGCTGGATCGATAGCATTCTCGGGAGCACGTCCCGGCTGACCCTGCTGCATCACATTCAGGTCTCGCATCATGTTGTCGAACTGCACCCCATGAAACTCGCGGAACAAGTACTTAGTCAGATGCTCAGGATCGACCAGCGGATTGTCCTTGGCCATTTGGTAGAACTGGATGGCCTTTTGCAACCGATACTGAGCCGTTTGCGGCTGCGCCGTATCCGGATCAATATCCAGTATATACTCTGCCCCTCGAAGCATCTGCGGCTTGAACTTCACCCAGATTGGCATTCCGTCAGGACCCTGTACCGCAACCACCTGCTCCTCGGACCAGTTGTGAAAGCACACATCGTTGATGTCCTCGAAGGCATCGCATAAGACATCAGCCATCATATCCCTACGTTCATCCACTCGCACTTCGCTAGATTGATTCACGATATTTGCCTCGGTAGCACTCGCGCGTGACCCACCTCCGGCGGGACCCTGAGAGAACTCCCCGCTCTGATTTCTGGAGAAGCCCAATGTGTCGCGCACGTCCGCAATGATTTCCTGAGCGGCCAAGCGAAGGTCGGGCGGCTCTTGAGCGATCTGCTTGAACATAATCTCACTCAGTTCGCCATCGATCTGGACCACGGCCGCAACCTCTTCGTCGGTCATCTTGTCGATCTCATCCACGGTTATCATACCGCGCTTGACGAAAATCTTCAGAATCTCCATTCTACGGTGACGCATTTGTAGCGTCCTGATTTCGTTGATCTCCCTCTGCTGAGGCACAAGAATCCGCGCGTCGCTCACACCCCAGCAGGTCTGCTCGTCCTCATTGAACACCAGGGGATAGATGCCCATGCGGCCGTTCATCTGCAGCTCATCGTCCTCATACAGGAGAGGCTTATCCCCACCCATGTACGGAGCGAAGATGAACGCTTTGCGCAACTTCTTGTCGCGGATCAGGACCAGCTCTACCATGTCCGGGTCTACGTTATCCGCACTCGCTCCTCCGATACTGATGTTCATCCGCGTGGGCTTGAGTCCCTTGGTATGCTTCAGCCGAGGATCCGTCTGCACATCGTACAAAGGACGAGTGAACCACTGACCGCACCAGCGCGCATCCTCCCACGATTCAAGGCCGCTAGGCACAATAAAGGACCCTGGATGAATTGCGTTGAACCAGGGCATGTTGTCCTGCACGTTCTCGTTGTACTCCACCCGCTCGGATAAGCTTCCGATATTGGGCAATAGTTCATCGTGTCCTTCCGTGGGCGTGTACGAGAACTGACCACCATATCCGATAGTCCCAATGCCCGTGCCGAACATCCACGTATGCTGGACCATCTTCTTAAGGGCCTTCTTCATCTTCATTGTACGAATTAGCTTGTTGTCGATCCGCTCGACCAGCTGGGCCAACACAGCGAACTCGTCGCCCGGACGAGTACTCGTAATGCTGATGGAAGGGTTTCGAAAGTACGTACGCGGCACCGTGGTGCGCAGCATACGGAAGAATAGATTTACACTCATCTGCCCCGCCGGGAACTCTCCGCGATACCACTGACGCCATTTGTTCCAGTCGGCCTCTTTGGTCATTCTTTTCCTGTACTCGATTCCCTTCCGGACGGCACTCATCCAGTAGGACTTGTCGGGCATGCCCCGAATGTATCCACTCTCAGCCATGTTCAGACCCATCCCCATTCACGAAGTGACTCCAAATCTCTCTCCGCCCTAACACCAATGTCGGTTCGGTACTGGATGTCGATTCCCTTGATGTTCCGTACAACTCGATAGACCCTGTCCCTTGCCTTCTTAATGGTATCACCGAAACTGGTAGCTTTGAGGATAACGCCATCGCCCGCCGCGTATCGAAGAGTCTCTCCGTCCAGGTACACATCACACAAGTAGGCATGATTCATATCCTTTGCAGTCAATCCCACAATGGGCATTCCTCGGTCCAGGTCCTCTGGAGCCAAATCCTTCGGTGCGGCAGCTGGATACGGATCACGAGTAACTCGCACCGCCATGAGATAGTCCTTGCTAACATCCATCGTTTTCTTGGAGCCAATAGCGGTCTCAAAGAGCAGGTTGGCGATGGGCTCCCTGAGACCCTGCATAAGCGCCTCGATCGCGTCATATCCAAAGCGACAAGTAAACTCGAGCCCAAACACTTGCTCTTTAGTGACAATGCAATTAACATCTACAGGTCCTCGGTATCCAGACTTCTTCAGCACCGGCTCAAACTTCAAGAGTGTGGCCTGAACCAGCTTATCGGGATGATCGCAGCATACAACGAGATTCCCCATGCAGCCAGTCATTTTCCCCACGTCTCCGACCATGTGTCGCTTTTCCTCAAACGTGTGGTTGAAGGGGTAGATGAACTCTCTTCCGTTCCACCAGCCTTCTGTGCTAACCTCAACGCTTCCCTCCTTTGGGATAAGACGCTGAGCAATAAGCTCACATACGCTTGGGTAAGTGTCGAGAGCCCACTCCGCGAGCTCCACTGTTTCACACAGATAGGTCTTCCCTGTATCCAGATTACCGAAGGGCTTGTAAACGATCCCCGGCTCCTGGAAGAATTCTTTGAGGTCACCGCGTGCCTCCTGTACGTTTTTGTAGTGCTTGTACTCCGGCTGAGTGATGCCACACCGCTTGAACGTTTCCAAGCCTTTGAGTCGATCTAACTCGATCACATCCGCCACATGGTTGCAGCATAGGAAGGGCTTCCCCATCTTACTGAACAGCTCAGCAAAGCGTCCGAAGCCCACCATGTCACACACGATGAGGTCTGCACCTGCTACCAAAGGGCGCCACTCCTTCGGTCGCCCAATCAGCCCTTTCAAATCATGAGAGTACTGTGGATTCTTGATCCACATGTCCACCTTATGCCCTTCCATCGTGAGCTTGTATGCGATGCCTAGTCCATCGCCGTCCTTCGATAGGATGAGAATCTTCATTTAAAACATCTCCTCGTCATGAGATCGGGTGAATCGATTCTTCAGGTCCAGCTCCTTCAAAATGCCCTCGAAGGAGAAGGGATCAACCTTCCCCAGTCGGCGGCGTGAAGCTATCATGCCATTATCAAACACATCTGGATCAGCCATTGCAGCCCTTTCCAACACGTACATAGCATGACCTGCGGCTAGCACCGTGTCATCGTGAGCTCCTTTCTGCGCACTCATTGAGCCATCGTCGTGCTCAACGAACGTGTCCATCTCCCCCTTGAGAATCGGGCTATGCACCACCATACTCGTGCTGGCCATCTTCCTCAGCTTACCAATGATAAACGGGCGATTGCGCACTGTCACGCGTTGGCCTACATCAGCCAGGCGGGTAGCTTCGTCAGGACGACGATTAAGCGGAGCCTGGTTATGTACCCGTATCGCCGGATAAATCTTCCTAAGTTCTGCATTCGTGAGGATGCCGTGGTTATTGGACTCGACGCTGATATAAGCAAAGTTAAACTGTCGAGCAACTGCGGCCGCGTGAACTGCAAATACATCAGGTGGGACTCGGTTCGATGACCACTCGGCCACTTGTTCATGTGTCTCCACATCGAACACCTCCAGCACGGATGAGTCTCTATGCACACCTCCCCCAACGTCGCCTCCCACCACATATCTACGTCCCTTGATAGGGTGTCCTCGAAGGGCCCAGAGGTACTGATCGCGTCGTTCCCAATCCTTCGTTTCATGATAGTTTATCTTATAAAAGATACCCGCGCCGCTCGCTTGAAAGCAGTCGCTAAGCGTTGTGGGATACTCTTGGTTAACCAACTGAATATCGTAGTCCTTCTCCTCAAGGACCTGCCGTCGCCAGAGGATTTGCCCTGGCGTAACACCGTATAGACGTACGAGGTCGGGCTCGCCGAAATCTTCGTCCAGGGAAGCAATAATGTGCTCGGCGTGGTCCTCGGTGACGGGTACGGTATACTCAGGAAACTTGTACCAGGGCAGGAAGTGCAGACGAAATCTACCATTACCCCTCGCAGCCCGCATGCACATTGAGTGATAAAAGTCTCCCGCCCCGTTTCCGGTACTCTCAACCGAAATCCGCCCTCCTTGAGCGGCGTCAAAGAGACTATTTGCAAGTGCTTTCTGGTCGGGCCAAAAAGCGATTTCCGAACAGTGTAGGTCGGTGATCCCATCACCACGTCCGAAGGTTCGACTCCCGGCAGTACCAATGAAGAATCGACTGTTCGTCTTACTGAAGATGATCTCATCTCGATTGCTCACACTAATGGCTGGAGGAGGGGTCTTCATGTTATCCATGAACCACTTCACCCGATCCAGCATACGTACCGTGGCATCCTTCTCATGCGAGATAACAACTGCAACCGTATTGGGCACGGCCAGGCACTTGACCAAGTTTCGAGCGAGGAAGTACATGGACACGCCCTCTCGACGTGCCTTGGGAATTAGGTCGCGCCCGGTGAGTGCTTCATCGAGCTGCGCCTGAATCGGATTCAGAACAAAGTCCTGTTCGACCTGCTGCTTATCAACAATCTTGAGGACCTTCTGAATAGCGAACGCTTCTGGACTCATCCCACATTCGCCCCAGCCACACGACGAAGCGCAGCCTTGTACACATCACATGTGAGGGAGCCGCCGGAGTCCGTGCCGAAGTCCAGAAACCAGGAAATCGCACTCACGCTTGTGAGCTGGATGGGAGCTGTACGCAGGACCATCGTACGAACCACGCTATCCGCGAACGTCGGGAAGTAGAATGGGCTAGCACCCGTTTGGATGTCGTAGCCGAAGTGTGTACCATCGTTCACTTGAAGTTGGATGTTCAGCAGATTCGTGGGGTTCTTCAAATCGATCACCACTTCGCCCTGAACCCAATCCCCCACGCTCACACCCGAGGGACTGAAGAGCTGCTGGTAAAGGCGAATAGTCTGGGAAGCGCCAAACACCATGTGCTGTGTGGGCACACTGGAGTCAGGGTTGTCGAATACCTTGGTCGATTTGGACAAGGCCACCGTGCCGGTTCCCAGGTTGCTCCAGCTGGTCGCGATGTTGCCCGTGGCTGGACTGGTTGCTGCACCAGAACCTGCGAACACACCATTGGCTAGGAGGTTGCCGCCAGGATTGTTCGTAGCATCGAATGCATCCACCGGACTCTGCCAGTCCACATCCTGCGGC